TGCTGGTCGAGGACGCCCTGGACAAGGCGGCCAAGGCCATCGAGGCCCAGAAGGCGCGCGAGGCGGCGAGCCGGGCCGCGGTGAAGGTCAAGGGCGCGAAGCGGCGCGTGCTGGACGTCAACCCGTTCGAGGCGCTGGGCATTGTCGACCCGGAGAGCGACGAGAGGTACGCGGCCTATCGCGCGCCGGCGACCGAGGCGCAAGTGGCTGGGCTCGTCAAGGCCGGCTTCGACGTCGGGCCTGACCTGTCCAAGCGGCAGGCTCACGAACTGTTCGAGGGGCTGAATAAGCGGCGCGCGGCTGGTCTCTGCATGCTGAAGCAAGCCGCGGCGCTCACGAAGCGCGGCGTGGCGAACGCCGGGAACATCTCGTTCACCAATGCCGGCAAGTTGCTGGCGTACCTCAGAGGCAAGATGAACCAGCGCGATTGGCAGTTCAGGTTCACTCCCGAGCTTGTCGAGCGGGTGATCGGGAGGTCGTCGTGATGGAGGCGAAGGTCAAGTGCGGTCAGCAGGCGGGCGGACAGGAACGCCAGCGGCGCGCGCTGGAATTGTTCCGCGCTGGCAAGACGTGGCGGCAGATCGGCGTCGTCGTAGGAGTGACGGCTGGCGCGGCCTACAACCTCGTCCTGCGCGCGCGCACCGCGGTCTGCGACCATGTCCCACGGAGCTGGGCAGACCGTCGCGAACGAGTAGCGGTGGCGATCGGCGGGAAGCGCTGCGAACGGTGCGGCCTGCGCGGCCCCCATGAGTGCCTGCGAGGCGACGCGACGGCGCGTAAGGTCGCCGACGAGCCGAGCGGCGGGTGGCGGGTGGCCGCGAGGAGTACGGGCACGTGAGCGTCGCCGCTATCGACCCGGTGCCTGAGCGGGTCCAGGAGCCGACGACCATCCGCGAGCTCTACGCTCGAGCCCTCGTCGACACGCGCGAGCCCGGCCCGCTGGCGCACATGCGCTGGGTCTTCTGGCACGCGCGCGCGGTGGGGAGGCTCGAGACGGCTCGAGCGTCGCTGAAACGACTGTACGACCAGGAGGCCATGTTGCTCGCGCAGAACCTTTCGACGCTGAACCCGACGTTGAAAGCCGCGTTCGCCGCCGAGATGCCCAACGGGCCGCTGCGCCAGTCGACGGAGGACAGCGTCGAGGTGGCTGCAACGTTCGTCGAGGCTACGGCGCGGGTCGTCGACATGCTCGAGGTTGCCACGCGCGCGCCGGTGAGGGCGGTACGGTGAGGCTCGAGGCGATGCCGCCGCTGTTCAGTCTGGTTCGCCTCGAGCCGGACGGCTGCCCGTTGCTGGTCGTCTCGACCTGGTCACACGCTCCGGGTCGCGGCTTCGGGTTCGTCGTCGAGCTGCCCGAGAACCAGCACGCCTGGTACCCGGCGAACGATGCGGGCGTGTGTGTCGAGTACGAACTGGCGAAAGGAGCGAGTTAGATGCGAAAATACCTGTTGCTGCTGGTGCTCGCGGGGTGCGGCGACTTGCCGCCCCTCGATCCAATGCCGCCGCCCTGCGAGCCGACCGTTCACGGGGCGCTAATGTGCCCAGGCGATGGGACCCGCGTGCGCTGCACGGACCATGGCGTTGCGGTCGTGGGCTGCATGGTCGAGCACATGCCGACGTCGGGCGTCGTGCAACAGGCCGAGTGCGTCGAGGCGTGCCGCTAATGGGCCGGCTGAAGCTGAACAGGAAGCCGGGCGGCATTCGCGGGCCGTTGCCGCCACCGTTCGAGCGATGCGACTGGGAGATCGAGCGCCGCCCGTCGGACGACTGGATGGACATCAACCGCGAGGCGTTCAATCGCGGCGAGATCGAGCCCGGCGACGTGGACATGTACGTCGGCGTGAACCTGTACGGCTACCACGTCGTGCCCAAGGACAACCTTCCGCCGTCGCAGTGGCCGCAGGGGCGGACGTTGCTGCTCACTGTGCAAGAGGTGCCCTTCGTGTCGTTTCGCGCCGAGTGCCTACAGGACATGGACAGGCGGAACGCGCCGAAGGAACAGGAACCAGAGAACCACCGGGCGGACCTGGCCGAGGTGGCGGAGAAGGCGATCGCGGCGCACCGGGCGGCGAAGGTCGCGCCGGGCGAGTTCGCCATGACCGAGGACGAGGCGGCCGAAGCGCTGGCGCCCGTACTGCCGTGGTGGCGGCGGCTGTGGCTGTGGCTGTCGGCGGTGGACAGGTAGGTGCACGTCGACCGTCACGCCCGCGGCATCCTGCAACGGGTCCTGTACCTCGCGAAGCTGCGATCGGCGGCGCTCGAGCGGTACGACCGCGGCGACAGCCCGGATCGTATCCGCGCGTCGGTGGTAGCCAAGGACGTGGCAACAGTGATGGACGTCGAGAACAGCCCTGTGTTCCGTGCCGACCTGACCCAGGCGTTGCGGGCGGCGGGGTGGCGCAGCGTGAAGGTTGATAACGTGCGGCTGTGGAAGGGGGTGCGGAGACGATGAAGGTCCCTCGCAAACTGGCCGCGGCGTGGCGCGCGAAGTTGGCCCGGTCGGGCTTCCAGGACCTGGAGAGCACCGACCGGGACGGCCCGCTGTCCGACCGCGGCAACCTGCATCCGATCGAGGAGACCCAGGAGGAGCATGAGGCGATGGCGTGGCGCGCGACGACAGGCGGCGAGTATTACCGCTGGGCGCGCGACGTCCTGCACACGCGCAGGTTCAGGAGCGCAACAGAGCGGAAGGCTTGGGAGCTGCACGCGAACGGCGACGGCCTGCGCGAGATCGCCCAGGCGCTCGGCCTCACGTACCACGACGCACGCGACCTGGTGAACGGCATCAAGGCGCGGCGAAGTAAGCAAAGTAACCAAAGTAAGGAGACGCACCAATGGCGGGTCGCACGAAAACCCTACCGAGCACTGACCTGGGACACATCGGTCAAGCTGGCGGCGTTGCTGGTGAAGATGCTGATGCCATCCTCGACACGGCCCTGGCCATCGTCCGGGCCGACCTCGCGCGCATCCAGCACGGGGCGAGGAGTAGCGCACGGCCGCTCGACCTCGAGCAGGCCCAGACGGTCGCCGGGTACGTCCGCGCCCTCGGTGGCATCGCCCGGGCCCGCAACGGACGCGGCAAGGGCGAGCTCGGGAAGTTGAGCATGGACGAGCTGCTGGCCGAGGTGCGGAACCTCCCCGAGGTGATGGCGGCGCTCGAGGCGTCACGGTGACGCGCGCGGCGGCACTGGCACGGCTTGCGGCGGGGTGCTTGGGACAGGGCAGCCTACTCGAGTACACGCCCGGCGAGTTGCTGGTGGTCGATCACAGGTTACTTGACCGGGATTGCATCGTCATTCGGCGGAACGTGTGGCAGACGGTGGCCGAGCCTGACGATCACGTCTTCCAGGCGGCGCCGTTCACGAACCAGTACAACCGGGCGCAGAAGGCCTGGGGATACGCGGTCGACCCGAATGCCTGACGCCCGCACCGTCCTGGCCGAGTTGGTCCAGCGCAAGCGGATAGCGCAGGCGTGGGTGGCCGAGGACTTCGCCGGCGGTCACGCGCCCCAGCTCGCGTTCATCAAGGACCGGGCGCAGTGGATCCACGGCATGTGCGCGCGGCAGGCTGGCAAGAGCTGGGCGGATGACTTCATCCTGGGCAGCAACGCAGCCGAGCACGCGCAGAGCGTTGGCCTGTTCCTGGGCCTCAAGGGGACGGGGGTCAAGGTAAGTAACTGGGTGCCAATCTGGAAGCAGGGCGTGTGCGCGAAGTACGACGTGCCGGCTCATTGGCACAACGAGACGACGATGCTGACGACGTGGCCGCACGGTTCGCGCGTCATGTTCGGCGGCACCGACGACCTGTCCAACGTCAAGAAGTTCCTTGGCAATTCGTTGCGCAACCATGGCATCGTCATCATCGACGAGGCGCAGGACCAGCCGGACAGCGTGCTCAAGTACCTGCTGCTGACACTGCTGCCGCCGATGCTCGGGCCCACGACGCGCGTCTACCTTACCGGCGTGCTGCCAGACGTGCCGGCGGGGTACTTCTACGAGCTCAGCACCGCGAAGGGCTGGTCGCACCACGAGTGGGGCCGAGCGGCCAACGTGCACACGCCCGAGGCGATGGACCAGCTGCGCGCCTACATGCGCCTGCACGGCCTGACGCTCGAGGACCCGCAGATACAGCGAGACTGGTTCATGACGCGCCGCTGGGACGAGGACGCGACCGCGTACCGGTACTCCAAGGAGCGCAACGGCTACGTGCCCGAGCGGCCTACGTGGCTCGAGGAGCCGCAGTTCGGCAAGGGGCGCATCTGGGCAGCCGTCCCGCACGAGCACATCACGGACTTCACGGTGGGCATCGACCCAGGCGGCGGCGACCGGACCAGCGTTGTCGCGTGGGGATGGGGCGAGCACACGCACGAGGTGCAGCACGTCTTCGAGTGGGTGACCGAGCGGGACACCGCGGTCAGTCTGGGCGACATCGGCGAGGTGATCGGCCTTGTACAGCAGCACTACCCCACGGACTTCTTCCACTGGGACCCGGGCAGCGGCAAGATGGAGCTCGACACCTTCGGCGCCGACTATGGCGTGCCGCTCGTGCGCGCTGCCAACAAGACCGACCTCCCCGGGCAGGTGCGCCGCAACAACGACCTGCTCACGAAGGGGTGGGCGAAGGTCATGATCGGGTCGCGTCTCGAGGAGGACTACCAAAAGGCGCGGTGGGACAAGGACGCGCGCGCCGGTGGAACGTGGCGGTGGGCGTCGCAGTGGCACCCTGACCCCTCGGAGGCTGCGAGGTACGCCCTGCAGGGCTACTTTGCCAACTACGCGCCGCCCGAGGTCGAGAAGACCCACGCCGAGAAGCGCAGGGCGCTGACCGAGCTCGCGGCGAAGCGGGCCAAGGCGGTACGTCGCGGCGTGCGCCTCGAGGAGGATGAGGAGGCAGCGGTGTTCGAGGATGGGGGGGATCCGTGGGAGTGAAACCGATGAGCTACTGGGAGCGCCTCGAGCTGCGCGACCGGCCCGGGTCCATGCAGGCGATGAACCCGCGAGCAGTGCAGAAGCGCCAGCCGCGCCAACTGCCTACGCGTGATGTCGCCGCCGAGGTTCTTGAGACCATCCAGGCCCAGGAGGCCGACTCGAAGCGTGAGCAAGCCGCCGCCGACAAGCTCGCATTGACCGTGCACCGGGAGTTGATCGCCAAGGCCCTCGCTGGCTCGAAGGACGCAGCCGCATCGGTGGCGCGCATCGAGCCGAGGCGTAGAGGCCATCAGGTTTCGCAGGAAGGGCGTCCTTCGCTCGTGGGAGCGACTGAGGCCACGACCGCCGATCGGAGCGACGACACGGGGGACCAGGCCATGTAGAGCCGTGATGTCCCGCCGGAAGAAGCCGCGACACGGGGGTGTGACTCGCGAGCAGAACGGCGGGACCTGTTGACGACCCCAAGTCGAAACCGGGAGGCACAATCGAAGAGTAAGAGCAGACGGGCGCGCGAGGCTCGATAGCCCCCGGTCTGACCGTCCTGACTACGTCATGGACCTGCGCAAGCTGAAGTCGCTCATCAAGGCGCTGAAAGCGGACGGTGTCGTCGAGTACCGGGGAGAAGACGGCACGATACTGCGCTTTGCCGCCGAGATCGCGCTGTCACCGATGCCGGTCAGCGCCGAGCGGGACGAGGCAGACATGGATCTGCCCAGCGGCGTGCTGGACCCGCGCAAGGCGCTCGCTGACATCTACAAGAAGCAGCGGGCGGCCGAGTCGTGAGCAAGGGCAGCAAGCACGACTACAGTGGCAACACGGCCAGCAACGGCAGGCCGCGCCAGTGGTGGCCCGGGACGGACGGCACGCGCGGTGACGACAAGGAACCCGGCCAGGCGATGGTCGACACGGCGCGCGCCATCGAGACGAGCCCAATCGAGCAGCAGCGGCAGGACCTGAACCTGCTGTACGGCTCGATGTACGAGGGCCGGCAGCTCGACAGCCTGTACCAGTACGGCGGGCGAGCGGCGGTGACACAGGACGGGATGCCAACGGCGGGCGGCGAAGTGACCTGGAACGTCATCCGGTCTGTGGTGCAGACGACCGCATCGCAAGTATCCAGAACAAGGCCGCGAGCCCGGTTCCTGACCACGGGCGGCACGCGCAAGCAGAAGCGAAAGGCGAAGGGCCTCACGAAGTTCTGTGACGGCCTGTTCGCCGCGGCGCGCGTGTACGAGACGACGCAACAGTGCTTCCTGGACGGCGGTTGGGGCGACGTTGCGGGCATCGACGTGTACCGCGACGACGATCGCGTGGCCGTCGACAGGGTCCTTTGCAACGAGATCATGATCGACGCCAACGACGGCATCCGGGGCAAGCCGCGCAGCATGTACCGGCGCAAGTTCGTTGATAAATGGGTGGTCCTGGCGAAGTTCGGCTCGGGAAAGATGCTCGAGCGGAGCGCCAGCGGAACCCTGGTGCCCACGACCGAGAAGGCGAGCGCCATCATGCGCGCGACGAGCCCGGGGCCGGTGAAGGACGGCCAGGCGTCGAACCTGATCGAGCTCTACGAGGCGTGGCACCTGCCCAGCTCGAGGAAGAGCAAGGACGGCCGGCACATGATCGCGGTCGACGGCGCGGGCGGGACGCTGCTCGACGAGCCGTGGGAGCGCGACTACTTCCAGCTCATCCTGTTCAGCATCGACCCTGCGGCGGTGGGCCCGTACGGGCGGTCGCCGGCCGAGGTGTTGCTGCCCATCCAGATGAGCATTAACACGGGCCTGGACAAGATCGCCAAGGCCCAGCACCTCGCGGCGGTGCCGAGGGTCGGCCTGCCCATGTCGGCGAAGATCGCTCAGATGCCGAACGGTATCGGGTCGGTCATTCGCTTCCAGGGCACGCAGGGGCCGATCTTCTACACGCCCACAGCGCTCGCCCCCGAGGTCTACCAGCAGCTCGAGCGGCACTACGAGAAGGCCTTCGCGCTCTACGGCGTGAACGCTCAGATTGCCGCGGGCCAGAAAGAGGCGGGCGTGACCGCCGCCGTCGCGATCCGTGAGTCGCTGGACATCCAGACGGCCCGATTCAGCGTTCTGGCCCAGCGCTGGGAGCAGCTACACATGGACATCGCACGCCGGTGCGTCGACCTGGCCCGCGAAATCTACGCCGACCACCCCGCGTTGCAGGTCAGCGCGCCCGGAACCGCCCTCCTTGAGACGATCCCGTGGAAGGACGTTAACATGGAGGAGGACGAGTACGTGATTCAGCCGTACCCCGCATCGCTGCTGCCCACGACGCCCCAGGGCCGCGCCGACCGCGTCATTGAGCTGGTCGACAAGGGTATCTGGACGGCCGCGCGCGCCGAAGCTGCCCTGGATGACCTCGACCCGGACAGCGACGTCAACCGCGACACGGCGCCGCAGAAGGAAATCGAGCGCATCTGCGAGAACATGCTGGACGAAGGAAAGTACGAAGGCCCTGAGCCCACCATGGACCTCGGCCAGTGCCTTCTCACGGCCTCGAAGTACATCTCCGAGGCGCGCAACGACGAGAGCGTGTCGCCCAAGCGGCTCGACCTGCTCTACCGGTTCCTGGACGACGTGACGGCCCTGCAAACGGCGATGACGCCCGCGCAACCGCCCGCGCCGCCTGCCCCGGCACCCGTCAATGCCGGTCAGATGACCGGTATTGCACCGCCCGGTCCAGCCCCGGTGCCTATGGCCGCCTGACCGCCGCGATCGCCGTGACTAGGTCATGGCGAAGAAGACCGAGCAGCCCGAAGTCGACGTCACGTCCGACGAGCCCGAGGTCGAGCGCGACCAGAAGGGCGATCTTGAGGCGGCACGACTGCGCGTCAAGCTCGAGGCGTCCGAGGCGCGCGTCAAGGCGCTCGAGGAGGCCGCGATCGCCGACGTCAAGGGCGAGGCGAGCGAGTTCGAGGCCGACGGCAAGTACGTCAACGCCCGCCGACTGACGCATCACCACGACATCGAGCGGTTTTTCCGCCTCGGCAAGCTCAACCCGCGCGACGCGCTGCGCTTCCAGGCCACGGGGCAACTGCCGCCCGCGCCCGGCGCTCCCGTGGACCCGGGGAAGTAGGCCATGTCGGGCCAGGTCAGCACGCCCGCTGAAGGTTCGGACGCCCCCGCGGCGCCCGCAACCGACGGCGGAGGCGACTTCGAGGCGGCGCTCAAGGCGGCCGTCGACGAAGCGCCCGGCGACGTTCCCGAGGGTGACGACACTCCTGCCGAAGGCGCCCCCGAAGGCGCGGAGCCGGCCGAGACGCCCGAGGGCGAGCCGAAGAAGGACGAGCCCGAGCAGGACGCGAAGCCGAAGGCCAAGGATGACAAGCCCGAGCCGCAGAAGCTGCGCGAGGCCATCGAGGCCGAGGTGCGGACCAAGCTGCGCGGCGAGTTCACGGCCCTGGCGCGCGACCGCGGGAAGCTGAAGGAGCGGGAAGCCGCGGCCGCAGCGGTCGAGACGCGCGCGAAGTCCTACGAGCAGAAGGCGGCCGGCTTCGACCAGCTCGTGACGCGCCTGCGCAACGGCGACGCGACGGTGCTGCGCGAGATCGCCCCCGACAGTTCAGACGAGGTCATCAACAAACTGCTGGACGGCATCGTTGCGAGCGAGAAGTCCCCCGCCGAGCGTGATGTCGAGCGCCTGCGCAACGAGCTCAAGGCGCGCGACGACAGGGCCGCCGTTGCTGAGCAGCAGCGCGTTGTCGACCAGTGGCGCGCGACCGTACGCGGCCAGGTTGAGGCATCCGAGGCGTACGACCTCGTGAACAGCCTCGGGCAACACGACGCCGTGATCGCGACGATCGAGGCGTACTACGTCAAGTACGGCGGGGCGATTCTCCCCGTCGAGGACGCGGCCCAGGCCGTCGAGGACACGCTGGCCAAGGGCCTGGCGAAGTCCAAAAAGTTCGGGGCGCGCGCCCCCGCTACCAACGCGCAGCCGAGCAAAGGGACTCCGGCACCCTCCGCCACCAAGGGCGGTGCAAGGACGCTTTCGAGCGTCCCGTCGAGCGAGTTGCCGCCGGGTGGCGGTGACGATCTGCCGCTCGACCCGCAAGAACGATTCAAAGCGGTGATGCGCGGCATTTAGCCGCAGCCCCGCACGGAGCGTGATCCATGCCTTCTGGCGCGAATACAACGACGGCCGCGAACTTCATCAAGCGGTATTACACGCCGCAGTTCACGGTCAATACGATCTCGAAGCACGAGAGCCGCACCCTCAACCTCATCCACCACGACGAGGGCGGGTCGGGCGACGACTACAACTTCCTCAACCTCTACGGGGACAACCCGAGCGGCTCGGAGGACTTCGCCGAGTCGCAGGACCGTGGCCAGAACGCCATGTCAGGCGGCGCGCAGTTCAAGGTGCGCTGGTGCAACGACTTCGAGGTGCCGTCCGTCGGAAAGGACATCATCGCGAAGACCCGCAACAAGGCGGGCGGCTGGATCCCCCAGTTGAAGAACGAAATGGACAGCTCGTTGCGCTACTCGGCGCACCGTCGGTCTGTCGCGCTCTTCACGACGGGCTACGGCGAGCTAGGGACGGTAACCAACGCCATCGGCGCGGGCTTCGTCATCACGCTGGGCAACCCGCGCACGGGGGCCGTTGACCGGTCGATCGCGTACCGGTTCGTCAAGGGCATGAAACTCGTGTTCAGCCTGTCGATCAGCGCGAACCTGCTGCGCGCGGGTCAATCGGCCGTCATCACGAAGGTCGACTACTCGGCGGGGACCATCACTCTCGACGTGGCGCTGAACACCATCGCCGGCCTCACGATCGGAGACATCATCTTCACGAAGGGCGACCGGGAGGACTCGGCCACGCCGACGCGCAAGCGTCCCGCCGGGCTGCCCGCCTGGGTGCCCACGACGGCGCCGACTGCGGCCGAGAACTTCTTTGGCCAGGACCGCACGACGAACAGCTTTCTCTACGGCTGGATCGTCGACTGCACGGCGACGGGCGTGTCCCTCATGCAGGGCCTCGTCACGGCGGCCAACTACTGCTCGACGGTGGGCGGTGCCTCGCGGCTCGTGGCGGTGCTGAGCGTCGACAAGTTCGTCGAGTTGTCGGCGGCGCTGGACAACAAGCAGTACACCGAAATCACGGGCCGAGGCGGCGTCGGCTACAAGACGATCGTCGTCTACGCCGATGGCGTCGAGCTGCCCGTCATCTCGGACAAGTACTGCCCGAACAGCGAGGGGTATGTGCTCGACCCGGGCGCGATTCACCACCCGAGCATCGGCCCCGCGCCGCACATCGACGACGAGGACGGCAACAAGATCCTGCGTCAGTCGGCCGCGGCTGGCGTCGAGGTTCGTTACGAGGCCTTCGAGTGCTTCAGCAACGAGAACCCGGCGGCCACGGCCGTCATGAAGTTCGTGTAAGGGGGCCCCATGGGCGAGAAGCAAAAGACGCGACTGCCCGGGACGGTTTTCCCGAACCTCGTGCCGCTGTTCGGCACGATCGAGATCACCGCGGCGGGCGCCATCCTGAACCAGACGGGAGACCGCGACTGCGGCGTCACCTGGACCAAGAACGCCACCGCCGGCCGCTACGACGGCGTCATCCACAAGGGGTACAAGCGGTTCGTGTCCGGCTCGGCCAACGTCATGTGCCCCACGGCGGGTGACGTCAAGGCCGCGACGGACGGGAACACGGCGTACCTCAACGGCATGTCGTCGGCGCAGTGCCTCGGCACGTCGCCGATCTCGACGCTCACCATCCAGTGCCAGCTGCCCACGGGCGTCGCCACGGCGACCAACCCGAAGTCGGGTGACATCATCTCCTGGGTGGCCTGGTTCCAGGAGCGGTGATGGCAGCCGACCCCAAGAAGATGGCGGCCATGGCCCTCGAGGTCCTGCCGCCACCAGACCGCCTGAAGCGGAAGAAGCCTCCCATGGGGGAGGAGGACGCCGAGGGCGAGGAACCGGCCGACAGCTCCGAGAAGGCGGGCGTGCTGGCCATGGAGGACTTCGAGGCCGCGACGACGCCGGCCGAGAAGTTCGCGGCCCTCAAGCGAGCCGTCGAGGCCTGCGGCGGGTACTGAGGCGCGCCCGTGGCTGTAACGGGCCAGGATCTGATTGACGGGGCCTCCGATATCGGGGACTTCGTCAACGATCCGCACGTCGCGACGGCAACGTGGCTGCGCTGGGCGACGCGCGGACAGGAGAAGCTGTGGCGCAAGTTGCTGCCCATCCATTCGGGCTTCTACGCCACGTCGGCGGACTTCCCGTTGACGGGCGGGGCGGCCGGTAACACGTTCGCGCTGCCCGCCGCGGCGCGCGCCGTCCTGGGCGTGTCGAAGGATCCCGACAACGTGAGCCAGCGGCAGACGCTGCACCGCAGGAACTTCGACGAGCGGGACGAGCAGTACACGCGCACGTTCGACATCGTGGGCCAGAACATCGTGGTGCTGCCCTTCGAGTACGCGGCCGGCAGCTACCGGCTGTACTACGTGGCCGGCCCGACGCCGATCACGGCCGTGGGCAGCGCCCTCGACGTGCACCTCGAGCCGTACGTCGAGTTCATAGAGACGTACATGGCGATCAAGGCCAAGGGGAAGGAGGAATCCGAGACGTCGGACCTCAAAGAAGACCTCAAGGACCTCTGGGAGGAGATCGAAGCGGTCGTCATGAACCGCAACATGGCGAGCGGCGAGACGATCGTCGACACCGAGCGCACGGGAGGGTCCTGGGGCTACCTGGTGCGGCCGTGAGGTCGGGCCTGCTCAAGACGCAGCAGCTCCCCACGGAGCTCCTCAACCGGTTCCAGGCGAACGTCAAGGCGGCGGTCGAGACGCTGGCCGCCGACCACGACCTATTGAGCGTGCCCGTTACGGCCCTGGCGGTGACGGGGGCGGTCGCGGCGGGCAAGTCGGTCGTCTTCTACGCCGGCGCGCCCGGGGCCGTCCTGACGCTGCCCCTGGCCTCGGCTCAGGGCGCCAGCGTGGCCGCCATCGTCCTGGTGGGCAACGCCTCGACGGGCGCGGTAACGCTCCAGGCGAGCGGCACCGACACGATCAACGGCGGCAAGTCGCTGGCCCAGGCGGCGGGCACCGTCCTGCTCCTGACCAGCGACGGCGTGTCCCAATGGATGGCCATCGTTGGCGCGTCCGCGACCAGCACGAGCATCACGTACAACGTGTTCACGACGACCGTCAACGGCCTGGTGCCGGCGCCGGGCCCAGGCCCGAGCGGGCGGTACCTGAGGGACGATGGGACGTGGGACGTCCCGACCGAGGACCTGGAGGAGCGGTGGTTGCGGCTGCTGGCAGACTACGTCATGACGCTGGACCGGGTGCCGCCGGGCCTCGAGGACGACGTACAGCGGGCCCTGGGCCTCGTGTGACGATCGGCGTGACAAGGGTATGAGCCTCGACGCCATCGTGAAGGGTTTGGTCCGGCGCCTGACGGTCCCCGACTACCCGGACCAGGACGAGCAAGAGCCCGCGCTCAACAACCGTGGCGAGCTGCTCATCGTGCAGGCGCTGCCGGACCTCACGGAGATCGTGCGACAGGGCGGCAGCTGGCAGCTGTCGAGCACGACCGGCCAGGCGGCCTTGACGGCGCTGCCCACGACCGTCTCGGGCCTCTCGCTCGTCAACAACGAGCTCGGCGTTGGCAAGTGCTACGCGATCGAGTCGTTCGGGTCGGTCGAGGAGGTCGTGGACGCGACCCAGACCGACGTAACGGGGCTGTTCGCGATGCTTAACAAGTCGACCAGCGCGAAGGCGTCGGGCGGCACCGCCGAGACAGGCTTTCGATCGTTCAGCGCGCGCCCGAACTACGGCGGCGCGGCAACGGCCCTGCGCGGGGCGACGGTCGTTAACGATGCCTGGTTCCCGCACCAGACCACGGGCGCTCAGATGGCCGCCGCCGCCGCCGGCGCCAACTGGAAGGTAAACGAGTGCCAGGCGCGCGGCCTCTACCTCGTGCCGCCGGGGGTGTCGTTCAGCGTGCAGGCGGTCAAGGCCGCCGCAGCCGCCGCCGCGCAACAGTTTTTTTTCATTCGGTGGCACGAAGTACAGCTCCCGTTCGCGACGTAGGCAGCGATGGGCAGGGGCCTACCGCGCCGTCAGTTCCTGATCTTCGACGGGGGCGGCATCAACACGAAGACGGACCCGCGTCTTGTGCCCGCGGGTGAGCTCGTCGAGATCGAAAACATGGACTACCAGCGCACGGGCGAGCTGCGCCTGCGCAACGGGTTCGCGGTGACATCGCTGTCGGCGTTGAATGGCACCACGCGCCTCACATCGGCGTTTCGAGGCCCCGGCGGGTCGCTGGGCGTCATCGGTGGCGCGTCGGCCGTCAGCGATCGTATGTTCTTTGTCGAGCAACCCGTGACTGGCACCGCCCAGCCCACAACCGGCGATAGCCTGACGTGGTTCCCGGGCCTGACGCCCGTCGTTACGCCCGTTGGCGCGATGCCGCGCGGCACGACCGTGACGGCCGTGGACCACGTCGATCCTGACTGCGCGGTGGTCGGGTCGTTCGTCATGGACTGCTGGACGGAACGCGGCGGCGCCGGGAATGTCCTGTTCACGGTCAAAGACCTAAACGGGGTCCAGCTCAACAGCACGATCGGGCCCTACACGCAGCCCGGATGGACCATCCCTGCTGCAGCTCGCGGCCGTTGCGCGGCGGGCGGAACGACTTACCTAACGTTCTTCGCGATCGACAACGCCGGCGTGCCGTCGCTGCGCGCCTACACCGTCAACGCGCTGACCGGCGCCCTCGTGTCGTCTAATCAACTCGTCTCTACGATCAACGACGTGGCCGCCGCGCAGCCGTGGTTCGCCGTGAAGGCGATCCCAGGCTCGAGTAACATCATCGTGGCGTACCGTGCGACGGGTGGCGGCGTGACGTGCCTCGAGTTCAACCCGGCGACAGGCGCGACCGTCACGGGCCCCGTCAACACGGCGGGCGCCGACGCGTCCATGTGCCTCGATTGGCTCGACGACACGCTGGCCACGGGGTCGTACTACCTCGCAACGGCGGGCGCCGGCCCGGGCGCGGTCGTTCGCACGATGTCGGCGGCGCTGGCGGTGACGGCCACGCTCGTGATCGACGCGACGGCGACCGCGAACGTCAACGGCATCACCGGGTACATCCGAACGAGCGCGACGAATTACAACGTGATGTGGGACCTGACGAGCGCGCCGCCATACAACACCCGGATCGTGCTGTTCACGGTCCAGGCCGGCGCTGTCTTCGCCGCGACGGGCGTGCGCTCGGTCGGGCTGCTGTCGCGGGCCTTCAAGCTCGGCGAGGACTACCACGTCCTGGCCGCCTACGAGTCGACCACGCAGTCGACGACGTTCCTGCTGCGCAACCCGGCTAACAGCATTTCTGCGATGACGTCGGTCAGCGGACTTCTGGGCGGCATCGGCGGCAAGCGGCTCGTCCGCAATTCGTGCCTGACGTCGGTCATTGCGCTGGGCGCAACGATGCTCGCCGCGATCGCTCGCCAGACCCGCACCGTTGCCGCGAACGGAACGTTCACCACGAGTCGCGGCATTGTCAACGCTCAGTGGTCGGTCGCGCCCGCCCCCGAACGACCCCAGGAACTCGGCGGCGTGCTGTTCGTGGCAGGTGGGCACCTAACCCAGGTCGCATCTGGGGTGCAAACCATGGCTACGCACCCGGTTACGCTCGAACCACCGGCGTGCGTAGGCGCGATCATCGGCGGCGGGGCGATGACGGCGGCGGGCGTCTACCAGTACGTGACGGTCCCGGTGTTCGTCGATCCGCAGGGGCGGGTCTGCCGGGGCGCGCCGAGCACGCCAACGTCGGTCACGCTGGGCGGCGCGGACAACGGTTGCAATCTCACGATCCCGACCGAACGCGTGGTCCCCGGGACGCTAAATCAGCTCAACACGGGCCTGCGCCTGCTGACCATCGAGGCGTACCGCGCCGGTCCAGCCGCCGCAGGAAATACGACGTTCAATCAGGTAGGCAGCGTCGGGAACGGCGACCCGAGCGCGGTGGACACGGTCGCGTTCGCTGACACGATGTCCGACGCCAACGCGGTCGCGGGCGAGCTGCTCTATACGACGGGCAACATCCTCGAGAACCTGCCGCCGCCGCCCTGTCGCCTGCTCACGACGTGCGGCAATCGCGTGTGGGTCGTCAACAGCGAGACGCCGACGGAGCTCTGGCCTTCCAAGGAGTTCAAGGCCGGCGCCGGAATCGGCTTCAACGACCGCATCAAGGTTCGCGTCGACGGCGACGGCTACGGCGAGATCACGGCCCTTGTGTCGATGGACGGCCGCGTTGTCGCGTTCAAGTCAACAGCGATCTACGTCATCAGCGGCGACGGCCCCAACGACACCGGGCAGGGCGCCTTCAACCCGCCGCAAGCCGTTTCGCTGTCGGTCGGGACGGTGCTGCCCGGGTCGGCGGTCGCCACGCCCGACGGGATCATGTTCCAAGCCGCCCAAGGGATCTACCTGCTCGACCGCGGGCTGGGGCTGACCTACATCGGCAAGAACGTCGAGCAGTACACGCTCGCCGCCAACGTCGTCGACGGGTCGCTTGTCACTGGCACGACCAAGGCCCGTTTCGTCATGGCCTCGGGGCGGTGCCTGACCTGGGATTTCCACCATAAGCGCTGGACGACCTCGCAACTGCGCGTGAGCGGCTCGGCAGTCGTGGCCTGCGCCGACCTGCCGACGGGCTGGGTCTACGCGCTCGCGAACGGCAAGGTGTTCCAGGAGACGCCCGGCGTGTACAGCGACGTCGACGGCTCGTCGACGGCCATCGTGCCCCGCATCGGCTTGCCGGCGCTGTCCCTCGCGGGCATCAACGGATTCGCGCGGGTCTACGGCATCGACGTCCTGGGCGAGTACGTGGGCGACCACACGCTGGCGGTCGACTTCGAGTACGACTTCGGCGGCGCGGTCACGGAGACGCGGACCAAGGCCATCACGGCGGGCGCGTTCCAGTACGAGGTGAAGGTCGCGCAGCAGAAGATCACGAGCATAAAGATCACGCTGCGGACGAGCGTCCAGGCGGCAGGGTCGGGGGCGTTCCGACTGTCGGGCCTCACGCTGTGGGCAGGCATGAAGCAGGGCTCGGGGCTTCCCTACACGAAGCGGCTGAGTTAGCGGTCATCTGACCGGTATTAGAAGCAGCTTGTCGTGACCAGGTTGCCGTTGACCATGCTCGTGCACTGGCGCGGCGCCGTCGCGGGCTGCTGCTGATACGGCGCCTGATAGGCGGCATTCGCGGCGCGGATCGCGTCACCGCGCCGCTGCCGTTCCGCGGCCTCGAGCTGCTGGCGCTCCGCCTCGCGCGCGTGCTGCGCGCACCACGTCGACCAAGTCGCATCCGGCGGGCGCGAGCACATGGCGACGTAGTAGCGCTGCTGCTCGAGCGCGTACTGCTGCTCCGCAATGCTCGGCCCGCACCCCGCCAGTAACACGACGACCGCTAACGCCCTCATGCGTCAAGCCTGCGCGCGGGTCGGCGCCGATGCAAGACTGACCATCCGTACAGGGCCCCGATCGCCGTGACCAAGGCATGGCCGACCTGGCGAACTTTCAGTACGACTTCGCGGCGGCGACGCCGGCCATGGGGGCGCCCCCGTCGCTCGCCGAGCAGAGAGCGATCGCGGCGATCGAAGCCTCAGGCGGGGCCCCGCCGCAGGACCTGAGCGTATTTGCCCCCACCGAAACGCCCGTTTACGACCCTGCGAAGGGCGGCTGGGTCTACGGCAACGGCATGCCGGCGCCAGCGCCGCCGATTCAGAACGATGGCTGGCGGCCCATTGTCGGGACCGACGTCAACGGCAATCCGATCCCGATCGACGCCTACACGCCCAAGCCAGAAAGCGCGATCTCGAGTGCCCTTGGCGGCCCGGGCGGCGCGTTCCAGGACATCCCGACGGCCGTCGGTGACTCGGCGACGGCGCAGTCGATCCTGGGCAGCCTCGGCCTGGGCGGAGGTTCCGCGCCCACGCCCCTGAACGTCGGCGCCATCACCGACGCCACCGCGCGCTCGGCCGGCCTCTCCGACCAGTACGAGGCTGAGCGGCGCGCCTACCAGCCGATCGCCGCGCCGCAGTCCTACGCCCAGCAGATTCAGGACACGTCCCAGGCCGACACGCAGCCGGCCATACAGGCGGCGCTGGCCCAGGCCGCGCTGGCCAAGCAACAAGCGGCGATTGCGGCGCCCACGGCAGGCGTCACGCAGGCCGCCGCCCCCGAGCGCATCGCGTCGCATGGCATCCAGCCCGTTTACACCGGCACGCAGGCGCCCGTCGCCTACGACCGCGTGACGGCCGCGCAGCAGGGCCGCACGGTACTGGGAGCGCCTGCGCTCGCCGGCAACACCCAGGCCGCCCCCGTGTCACTCGCCGAACAGGCGAAGCTGGCGCAGATGGCGATGGCCGGCAATACGAGCATCGACCCGACGCAGCAAGCGCAGTTCCGCGCGTCGCAGATGGGCCTTACGCAGGGGCTCGAGGGGGCGATCGCGGGAAGGGACCCGTCCGTCGCGGCCATCATGCTGCGCCAGGAGACGGAGCGGAACATCGCGAACCAGTACGCGATGGCGCAGGCGGCGACCGGACAGAACGCCGGGCTCGCGGCGCGCCAGGCGGCCATCAACTCCGCGGGCATCAACCAGCAGTCGATCGGGCAGCAGGCATTGCTGCGCGCCCAGGAGATCGCCACCGCCCGCGGGCAGCTCGGCGGCGTGCTGGACTCTGGCCGCGGCCAGGACATCGGCCTCGCGGGGCAGCAGGCCGGCCTGTCGCAACAGGTCAACCTCGCGAATCAGTCCGCGCTCAACACGGGCGCGCAGGCGCAACTCGGCGCCGACGTGCAGACGCGCCTCGCGAACGCTGGGTTCGTCAACACGGCGTCGATGAACCAGGCGCAGTTGAACCAGGCGATCGCCCTCGCCAATGCCGGTTTCAAGAACACGGCCATGACGACGCAGGCGCAGCTCGACGCCGCGCAGGCGCAGCTGAACACGCAGGCGGTGAACCAGATCGCCCAGGCGAACCAACAGACGAGCCTCGCCGCGGGCACGCAAAACGCGACGCTCGCGCAGCAGGTAGCACTGGCCAACTCCGCGTCGCAGACGAACGCCCAGGTGCAGAACGCCAACAACGCGCTCACTGCCGCGACGTCGAACGCCCAGTTCGGGACGCAGGTCAACCTTGCCAACGCAGCGCAGGCGAACCAGGGCGCGCAGTTCAACGCCGGGAACCAGCTCACGGCGGCAACGACGAACGCGACCCTTGGCCAACAGGTCAACCTCGCCAACGCCGCCGCACAGACGGGCGTGTCGCAGACTAACGCCGCCGCGCAGACCGGCGTCAACACGCAAAACGCGCAGCTGGCCCAGCAGGTCGCACTGGCCAATGCGGCGTCGACGAACCAGACGAACCAGACCAACGCGACGCTCGGCACGCAGAGCAACCTCGCCAACGCGACCAACGAGGTCCAGACGAACGCTCAGAACCTCACGGCAACGAACAACCTGGCCCAGAACGCCCTCACCGGCTCTGGGCAGGCCATCCAGGGCGCCGTAGGTGCCGCCAGCGCGCAGGCCGAGGCGCAGAAGGCTGCGAACCAGCAGGACGCGGCGAAGCTCGGCGCGCTGTCGACCATCGGCGCGGCGCTACTCTCCGACCGGCGGGCGAAGACGGACATCACGCCCGGGACGCTCGACGTCGCCGCGTTCCTCAAGGATCTCAAGGCCTACAACTTCCGCTACAAGGACCCCGACGCGCCGGGCGCGGCCGCTGGTGAGCGGACCGGCATCATGGTGCAGAACCTCGAGCGGAACCGCCTGGGCCGGTCGCTGGTGCGCGAGACGCCCGCGGGCAAGGCCATCGACGTGAACCAGGCCACCGGCGCGGCCCTGGCCGCCCTGGCCGAGCTCAACAAACGCGTCGAGAAGGTCGAGGCCCGCTAGTGGCCAAGCTGAACCCGGCTACGGGCCTCTGGGAGGACGACGAGAACGGCCCCGCGCCGCCGCAGGGCGGGGCGCTCGGGCAGCAGGAGGCCGCGCCAGTGCAGGGGCCACCCGTGCCCGCGGGGATCGCCCCGATCCAGGGACCGCCCGCGCCGCCTGCGAACATCAACGCGCAGTCGAGCATCCCGCCGATGCCGCAACCGGCACCGCCGCCGGCCATCCCGCCCGTGACGCCCTACCAGCCTCAGGCGATGCCAGTCGTGCCGCCGAGCCGCGTGGTGTCGCCGTCCGAGTCCGAGACGCTGCGCCAGATGGACACGAACACCGCCGCGCGCGCGACCACCGAGCAGCAGGCGGGGCAGCTCGACACGGCGAAGAAGCAGAAGGAACTTGCCGCCGCCGCTGCTGCCGAGGCCGAGGCGCTCAAGCATCAGAAGGAGCAGCAGGCCATTATCAACGCCGGCGCCGAGCGAACGCAGGCGCTCGAGTCGAAGGCGCAGGAGGATTGGGACGCCTACCGGCAGATGGGACTCAAGGACCCCGAAGCCGAGCAGTCTTTCGGGCACCGCGTATTAGCGGCCATCGCCATCGGCCTCGGGGAGTACGCGTCGGTCAAGGGCGGCGGCACGAACCGCGCGGCCATGCTCATCAAGCAGGCGAACGATCAGAACATCGCGTTGCAGAAGGCCAACATCGACAAGGCCTACCGGCAGGCCGTCCAGAGCGGGAAGGACGTCGAGGTGGCGAAGGCGAGCCGTGACGAGCAGCTGCGCAGCCTGAACCTCAAAGACTCGGCGCTGACCGCGAGCGCTTCGGCGAAGCTCAAGACGGAGCTGGCGCGGCTGGGCGTGCCACAGGCCCAGATCGACACGAACAAGGACGTTCAGACGCTCGAGGCGGACGTGCTGCAGAAGCGCGAGGCGATCAACCGGCAGATCTCGCAGGACGGCGCCGCCCGCGACAAGGCGGACCTGATTGCTCACGCCCGCGCAAGGAAGGGCGGTGGCGGGGCAGGCGCCGGCGGTAAGGCCGAAGAGAAGCTAGACAAAGAAGTCGGCAAGCGCATGGACGACTATTCGAAGCAGGCCGTGGGCACGGCGCGCACGCTCGGCCCCGTGCGCGTCCTGTCGCAGGTCGAGGCGCTGCGCACGGGGCTTGATGAAGCAGTGGCGAGCGGCGACCCGGCCCGGCTCAAGGCGGCCACCGTGAAGGCGATGGAGCAGGCCGGTACGCTGATGTCGGGCGGCAAGCTCACGAACGCCCAGATCGCCATCCTGCACGAACTCGAATCTAAGCAGGACGCCATGGACGCCGCGATCGGGAAGTGGACGGGCGATCCGACGACGGGGAAGGGCCTCGTTAAGCGCCTCACGTACCTGATCGACGACGCTGGCAATGAGCTGGCCAAGCAGGTAGCCGACATCAGGCAGCGCGGCATCGACGAAAACCTGGGGCCTGGTGGACTCGCGAAGACCGAGGAGGCCAAGCGGATATTCATGAACCGCAACCGCGGCCTGTACGGGCAAGCGAAGTGGCAGGGAAGGCCGCTCTTCGAGGAGGGTGGCGCGGCCAAGCGAGACGGCGCCGGAGGTGACCCGATCGTCGACAAGGCGCGTGCGATCCGTGACGCGCGTCAGCCGGCCGCTGCGCCGGAGGTGACCCCCGAGGTGATCGAGAAGGCCAAGGCCGAGGTGAAGAAGAACGGCCCGCACGCCGCCAGCGCAAAGCGCCTGCTCGACCAGCAGGGCATCACGGTGCTCTGATGGCGGGCGATCCGTTCGCCCAATACCTGGCGCCCGAGGCCGAGAAGGACAATGACCCGTTCGCGCGGTATCTCGCCCCCGAGGCGCCCCCGCGCCGCTCGTTCCCGGGTGAGGTCAAGGAGCGCGTCACGGCACCGTTCCGCGGCCTGTCCCTGCCGGACTCGCCCTCGGACGCGCTGGCGCGCGTGAAGCAGAACTTCCCCGCCGCCGTGCGTGAGGTCGGCCAGGGATTCGCTGGCATCGGCCGCAGCGTCGGCGAGGCGGGTGGCTTTCTCAGCCGGGCCGCCGTGCACCCCGTCGACACGTTCACCGGCGAAGGCGGCGCCGCCACGCGCCGTGAGGGCCTGCGCGGCCTCTACGGCAACGTCCCGTTTCTGAACCTGGCCGTGGACCGTGCCGGTGGGCCGCCCGAGGCGTCGCCCGGGGATGCGGCACGGTCGCCCGGCGCGGCGTCGTTCGGTTCGCTGTCGCCCCTCCTGGTCAACCCTGCGATGCGCGCCGGGCGAGCGGTGGGCGAGGGGGCGATCGCCAGGAGCGAGGCGCGCCTGGCGGAATCGGCGACGCCCGTGCGAGATGCCGCCGGGAAGGCCGTGGGCGAGGTCAAGGAGCACGGTGTCGAGGCCGCGAAGCACGCGATCGCCGGGCAGTTCCTTCCCGGGCGCGTCGGCCACCTGGCAACGGCCAGCGCCGCCTACAAGATCGGCGCGCCCATCGCTCGAGCTGGCGCCGTCGCCGCGGACGAGGGCGCCGCCGCCGTTGCGCGCCGGCTGCTCGGGAGGCGCCGTCCCGCGCCGGCCGCCGCCGTTGCGCCAGCCCTCGAGGCCGAGGCCCCGGCGGCCCCGCCGCCAGAGGTCGCGCCCGATGCCGCACCGGCCGCCCCGCCCCCGCCCGCAAACCCTCAGATCGCGATGTTGCGCGAGGCGCTGGCCGATCCGAACATCACGCCCGCGCAGATGGACGCGATCAATCAGTCGATCGCCGGCCTCGAGCGCCGCGCCGCCCGCCCGGCCGCGCCCGTCACGTCCCTTACCGAGCGCGCCGCCGAGATCAAGGCCAGGCGGGTCGGCCCCGTCGTGGGCGCGAAGTGGGAGCCCGGCTCGCTCGATGAGAAGTTCGCGAAACAACTGAACATGTCCGTCGAGGACTATCGCGCCATGATGGAACGGGCCCGGGCGAATCGAACCGGCTCGTTCGCCCCACGCGCAGGCGAAGCGAAGTACAACGCGAGCCAGCCGGCTGCCAGAGGCGGTGGCCTGCCGGTTCGAAGTGGCGTCAGGGGGATGGGCACCGGCTCGGTCGCCGGATCGATCGGTGAGCGGGCGGCGGATATTCGCGCCGCCCGTTCGGCTGCTGCTAAGGTTTCCCCCGTGGAGATGTTCGACGAAGGTCCCGGTTTCTTTCATGCGTCACTAGACAAGATCGACAAGGTGGACACCAAGCGCGGCTTCTCGATGGCGCATTCCGCCGACGAAGCGCTGCCTTACATTTCTGGCAACGAGGGGTATATCCATCGGCTCGAGCTGGAGCCTCGGGTCAGGGTAGCAACAGAGTCTCATATTAGGCGCGCCGCCAAGTCGGTCGGCAACGAAGACAGTTACGTGTTTGAAATGGCGGACGATCCAAAGGTGCGGGCGAAACTGGAAGAAGATGGTTTTGCCGCAATGAGGTACGAGGACATGGGGCCAGACAACGCGTATCAGCACGACACGACCAGGGTCCTTGACTCCACCGCGGTTCGTGTCGTTTCGTCGGCCAAGGTCAAGGGCGGGAAAGTCTTCCCATAGGCGCGGCTACCGGTATAATCCGGACATGCACACTTCGCGATCCCAGATTCGCGCGCTTTACGATGACTGCCGAGTCGCCGGGCCCGGCGACGTGGATATAGCTGACGCCTGCCTGACGATACTGGCAGACCGGGGACTCCCGGACGACGCAGAGCAGCGCCGGGTCGCCCGCGAGAAGATCGCCGGCGCCATCGAAGCGAGTCGGGGCAATCCTGCACGTTTGCGCAGGCGAATAGCGGTCAAGTGACCGCTAACTACCCGGCCATGTTCCGCTGCCCGGCGGTGCTCTCGGCCCCGATCTCGTCGGCCCGCTTCTTCGCCCCGCTCGGCGCCACGGGCTTGCGGTCGGCTGCTTCCTTGGCCCTCACGGCCTGGATCGCCTTGCCGAGCGCGATGTTGGGCGCCTCGTCGCGAATCAAGACGCGCAGGAGCGTCTCCTTCTGCCGGTACAGCGTGTAACCGGGCTCGACGGTCTTGGCCCGCACGAGCTGCGCCTTCACGGTGTCGGCCAGCGTCCCGGCGATCTTGGGGAACAGGTCGTAAAGCGCCGTGACCTGGTCCCTTGAGATGGCGTATTCGTTCAGGTCGTCGAGGACGATCATGGGGTCGCACGCCACGGCCCAGGTACGGGCGAAGCGGGCAACTTCGATCTCCGCCGGCCGGCTGTACTCGGGACCCGTCAGGCCGTTATGCACGCGGCGGGGCAACTTGC